GGGCTCCAGATCTAACCGGGGCTAGCGCTCGGGCCTGACCTGCAACCAACTCACCGGCCTCAGAGCCGGCTGCCTTTATCTCAGCAGCCGGAACTCCGATAGCCTGGAGAGCCTTTATAGCCTGTTTAAGCCCTGCTACTTTGATGCCAGCAGGATCAGCCATAACTAAGCGGTTGCGTCTACTTCGACACCGTAGAAGATGTCTGAAGCTGGGGTGTGAGGCGTGTTTACCACGGTCAAGGTTACGCTGAATACTGCGGTCTCGTTGCTAACCAAAGCTAGTGGAGGAATCTGATCGAAGGTGACAGTTCCCTTGTAGTGAGGCTGGCTTGAAGACGGGCTGGCATTTCCATTAGGCGCGATGGTGAACTGAGCGGTTGAACCGAAGTTGTCCCAAAGAACGCGGTAAAGGCTTGCAGCGTCTCCGGATACGATTCCGTCTAGCTGTAGTGACCATTGGCCACCGACGCGAACCTCACAGAAGGTCTGGACATCGCCAGGAGCGTCATCGAGAGTTAGCTGAACCAAGTTAGCGTCGCAAGCGTATTCGGTTGCGCCAAACTTGAAGAGGATGTTTTGTGCTTTGATTCTGGTTGAAGCCGGCATGGCTACCTTTCTAAATTGTTAAGTTGAGCTGGCAGTAAATGTTTGCCGATAAGAACTCAGCATTGTTGGTCTGTAGGTTGTAAGGCTGATTCACAGAAGTAATTCGAACATAAGTCAAAGGCTCGATGGCGTTCAAAGTATCTTCAATTAGCTGATCTAGATTCTCGGTTGCTTTCTTGTTAGTCGCGGTAGAAGCTACCAATACTAACTCGATGCCTAAGCTCCATTCTCCAAATTGTGCAGTCTGAAGATAAGGCTGAGATGCGTTTAGAAGAACAATGGGCGGTGTGATTCGCTCTGGAATATACTCCAGGACGTTCAAACCTGCATCAACTAGTTCGAGCTTGAACTCGACCTTAGCTGCATTGATTTCGCTCATACTGCATAGCCCGTGTAAGGCATCAGTAGTGGGTAAACAGCATTCAATGGATCTTTAGCAACTCTGATGGGTGCTCCATCAAAGCTGGCAAACTGAGCCACTCCGTTAGGAGCTGAGCGACGGTGGAAGAGTTCAGACGAAGCGATTAGAGTCGCTTGATCGTGAACTGACACCGGCACGGTCTTGGTTCCGATGTATCGGGTTACCAAGGCGTGTCCAGCAGTCAGGCATTCTTCTGGGAAGGTTGTTTCCTCTGTTCCCACATACGCCTGAAACTCTGCCAACGTCACTGCCATTTTAGATTCCTACTAAACGATGTCTAGTTTGACCAAAGCGTCTGCGAATGGGATGGTGATCGCCATGTAGCCGTAAACGCTGATTGAGTCGGTCAAGGTTGTGATGTCACCTGAGGAAAGTCTAACCGGTGCACCTGCAGACTCGAGAGTCTGAATTGCTGCGCTGTTAGCCATGTAGCCTAGGTTGGCTCCGAATGCTGGGTCTACAATAATTGGCAAACCGAATATCTGGCCGGCTAGACCTGGGATATTAGCTGATCCAATGTTGTTAACTCCTGGGCCATCTACTACGACGATTGGACGGCCATCTTCACCTGCTGCTTGTAGAAGCTTCTTGTAAGCGCCAGTTCCAACCATAATCGCCTCTGGGCGAAGTCCGGTCTCTGTAAAGATAAACGCGGATGCATCTGCGATTCCACCGATAAGCGCTTCGCTTGTTAGTGCTGATACATCGAAGGTTTTACCTGCGTAGTTCTGGGCCTCAATTAGGTCTACTACTGCGTTGTTGGTTGTGTTCGCGTAAGCAATAGATAGAGCGCGAAGTGCGGTGTCTAGGTAGTTTACGGATGAACGCTCAATAGTCTGACGGCTCATTGAAGTGTATCCACCGTAAGTAATTACGTTAGCTGATACTGAATCAATGGTTAGGTTTCCAAAGGCAAGTTCTTCATTCTCAGGGTTCTGAACGCCAACTGTAAGAGTGTTTGCAGATACCTGTGCATACTCAACGGTTAGACCGGCTGCTGGAAGAGCTGCGCGAGAGAATGCTGAGAGTGTTGGGCGGTTGGTGTTGATTAGGTTATCAATGTATCCCAAGAAGCCTGGAAGGGCTACTGTGTCTGCTGAAGTTGAAGCAGCGCGGGCTAGGGCCTTTGCGTCTTCGTCTCCATCTAGAAGAGCCTTAGCAAACTGACCCTGAGAGCGGAACTTGTGTGTTGCTGGTGTTGCGGTCTCGACTGATTTGCCCGCTTCAATGACTCGGCGCAGTTCTGCAACCTCATCCTGAACGGAGCGAACGTCAAGTTCAATGTTGTCTGACATTGTTTCACTTTCTGTTTCGATAGGAGTCTCATCAGCTAGCTCTGCTTCGCTGCGGACTTCGGTTATTTTTGCGCCTTCAAAGGCAGGGAACGGAACTACTGAAACCTCTTTGAGATCTACTAGCTCCCTAACAATCGTTTGGCCTTCTTTACGATCTACAACCGGAAAGAAACCAACCGAAAAGCGATTCAGAACATCGTCCTGAAGTAATGTGTAAACTTCGTTGCCCCTAGGAGTGTCTGAGATTCGAGCAACAATCTCGTATCCTTCTGGGGTGTCTCGGCCTTCGATAACTTTACCGATTGGCTCTTCGTGACCGTAAAACAGCTTTACGTCTTCCACGCCATCAATTGCTCCTGGCTCAAAACGCTCTTTAGTGTTTCCGGTTAGCTCGATCTCCTGACCGTAAGGAACTGCAAGACCAACAATGGTTCTTTCCTCGGTCTCAACTAATCGAGCCTGAAACTCGCGTGTAATCATTTCAGACATCTAGTCCTTCTTTCGTTCTTACTTCTTCTGGAGTCAGAATGCCAGCATCGATAGCTACCTTGTAGTAGTTGTATCTAGCCGCGACATCTGCCTTGAATAGGTGCTCGAAGTCAAACTCGACCCGGTTGCCACGTGGAAGGCAGTTGCTAAGAGCGTCTGTAATTGCATCGGTGTAAGCCATCAATGTGTGACGGTAAAACACTTGGTTCTCATCTTGGAGGTTTGTGTAGGTGTCTGAAGCACCTGGCACGGAAGTCAGGAGCAGTCGCGCCGGGACACCGAATAGGCGAGCAACGGCCTGAACCTGCTGATCCTGAACTTCGGTAAAGAGGGCGTCCTTCGGGGAGAGCGCAATCTGCTGGTATTCGAAACCGTTTCCTAGAACTGCAACCTGACGGTTCTGTTGCTTGTTGTGCCAGTTAGCAGTTACTGTTTCTGCGTCGTCCTTGTTTAGCATGGCGTTGGTCTTTAGGATTCCTGTTGGAACTCCAGCTGCGGTAAACCAGTTGCCGGCGTAATCTCTTAGATCAATAGCTGCGCTTATGTCTTTGTAGCAGGATGCAATTGGGCTTACGCCTAGAAGCTGACCAGCCTGGCTGAAGATTCTTAGGTGCTCAATTTCGCGCTCGGTGTAGCGTGTGCCCAAGTAGTCATAGACGACGGTTGAGTAATCAATTGCACCATTGTTCATCCTTGGCCAGCTTGGTTGAACGGCTGAAGCCGGAAGAATGGTTAGGTTGTTTACCTGACCGTTAGATCCAAAGTTCTTTAGCCAGTATGCGTTGCCCTCGAGCGCTAGTGATGCAACTGTTTGGAAAAGAAAGTCGCGACGGTTCTGTTGGATGCTTGGGTTGTTTACCAATACTGGGTTTTCAACTTTTAGTTCAATGCCTGTCGCGAATCTGTAAGTGTTGATGGTCATCTTGCTGATTGGAGTGCCGATGATCTGGACAGCTCTGTAAACGGCTGTTAGAGACAATGCAGTTGTTGGGTTTACAACAGCTGGGTGTCTTGTCGGAATTGTTGGCTGGGCAGCGCGTCTCTCAGGACGTCTTAGAAGCCTGTCAAATATAGATGCCATATAGACATCATAGTATCATACACCGACTAGAATACGCCGACGGTGGCGTGTTGCGCTCGCGAGGAAACGTAAAGCGCCATGACCGTTGCCATTAGAGCATCGATGTCTCCGAGAGACTCGGACCGGCTAATAAACCAGGACTCTCCGACTTGCTTGGAGACCCCGTTAGGCATTTGAGCGACGAGGAGGGGATCGTTCGCGTGCCTAACGAGGCCGTTGCCAAACATAGCATAGACAGCCGAGCACATTGAGGAGACTTCTTTAGCCCATAGTTGCCAGACCGTGTGACCGGAGATTTTTAGTCTCTTGCCCAAGTTGGTTAGCTGGCGATCATCCAATGCTATCGCTCGCGGACTGAACTTTGCATACAAGGCGGTTAGCTCGTTGTAGAGCTGGTCTTCCGTTGGGTTTACTAGCGACATCACTAGCTCCGTCTCTTGAACACCGTCTTGAGTGTTAGCAATTGCGATTGTAGCGTGGCCCCAGTTTTTTGTAATGTCCACGGCGAAGACGGCGTTTTGAGTATTGGTCACACCTCTACCGGTTGCAGCTCTAAACAGATTGGCAGGTAACCAGGAGTTAGACGTGCCAGCGATAAATTGATTCAGGCGATAGCGTCTAGCTTCATGCTCTGGAATTGTCTTTAGGTCAGAGATGATTTGCTCAATCTGAACTCGACCTGCTGCAACAGAAGGGTTGGCTGCCATGATTGCTTTTGGATCATCGATGGCTGCGTTGTCAGGTGCAGTCCAAAGGAAGAAGCCAAAGCGCTCTAGATCTTCGGATCCGTTGGCTGCTAAGGTTCCAGACTTGTAAAGGTCTATTAGGGTCTTTGAGTTTTGGTCTCCGGCTGTTGTGATTCCAACAACAATGCCATCCTTGCGCTGGGAAGTTCCAAGAACTGCAGCTGACCACATTCCCTCTTTTGCCAGGTGAAGCTCATCGAATAGACAGAAGCTAATCGGGATACCTTGGAGAGCGGCTTCTTTGGCAGCCTTTACATCATACCGGCCACCACCGTCAGCTGTGACGATGCCTCGGGTTTCAGTGGCTCGCTTGAATCGCTTCTTTAGGAATTGGTTGCTATTGATTACGTATAGGACTCGGTTGTAAACGATGTTGGCCTGATCCGTGCTCGATGCCAGGCTGATGCATTGTGGCCCAATCTCATGGAGTAGCAAGCCGTAGAGTCCAAGCATGGCTGCGATAAGGCTCTTGCCGTTCTGGCGTCCCACGGAGATAACTACCTGGCGATAACGAAGTCTCCCCGGATACATTGGGTTGTCATCTGGATATCGCTCGAGGATAGCGCGCAGTAGCCACTTCTGCCATTCGTCAAGCTGTAAGCCGTCTGGATTCTCCGGGCTCTTCCAGGCTATCTCTGCAAACTCGATCAGCTTATCGCCGTCAGTCTTGAAGTCCTTAGATAGCGGTTCCGTGTAGAGCGTGGGTAGCTGAAGCATTATCGGGTTAGCAACTTCTCCAGGGGATCAATAGATTGAGCTGCATCGCCAATAGATCGCTTCAACTCAAGCACGGTCTTGCGCAATTCGGCTGCCGTGGAGGTATTGGCTTGTTGGTCGAAGCTCTTTGCCAGCTGGAGGCATAGGCCGGCTAAAACCTTTTGTTCCAAGTTCAAGTCCAGCTCTTCCAACCAGTTCTGTATTGATTCAGTAATCACTTGCTCTCAATTCTCGAATAATCTGACCAATTTGTAAAAAAGAAAAT